AAACTGTGTGTACTCAATTGAGTCAGTCTTTGGCTTAAATTGACGATAGAGAGTGATATCTCGGTGGATACCAACAACTCTGTTGTTAGGGAATGTCAATTCAACATAACCATGGCTACCTGACGCTGATGAATAATCGCCAGAAACATTTTCTGGCATCAATGGGATTTCAATCAATGGAATACCGTATGGTGAAAGACCAGTTGAACCAGGACCACCGTTTGCACGGATAGAACCGTTCAAAAAGGCTTGTTCGCCATATGTTGAACCTGGAGCTGGAGCACCAGCTGTTGCAGCTGTTGCCGAGTTTGGATTCTGCAAGCTAAACGCTGTATCTTGGACAACACCCGAGCCAGAAAAGAATCTTAGGTCGTTACGGCGTTGCAAATACTTGTTTGGCATATTGCGAAGAACTCTGTCATATGTTGCGCGGCTAATATTATTGCCAGCCTCATCAACAACAGTAGCCCCAGCAAGCGCTTTCTTGTTAAACCCATCAAGAGCTTTAAGAAGGGTGTTGTTTGACGATGTATTACCATTGATTAGCAAGTCATCAAGGTCGTTAGCTGTTTGACGAGCCATCAATTGGGCAAGGTGATCTTCAAGCGAAGCACCCTCAATATTGTCTTCAAGAGACTCTGTTGACATCGCCCAGTCCAAACGAAGCTTAACGCTTGTAAGGCTAACTTTAGAAAAAGTTACTTGCGCATTTGTACCATCATCTGTCAACTCGGTTGCCTTCTTTAAAAGTTGGCTACCTACTGACACCTTGTCAATTTCCATTGACGGTGTTCGCATACGCACAACTCTTGAAGTCTTCATAAGGACAGATTGATCTACTACGAAATCAATAAACCTGTTGGATTGTGCTGGCTTAAGCAAGCCGCCATCTGCGTTGTTATACTGAATACCGCCAGCAGCAGATCCAGTTGTTACTTCATTAGCTTTCGCTAAAATTTCTTCTTGTGTTGCCATAGTAAATTTCCTCCTTACCTTATGACTTATAACCCAAAGACTCAATAAGGCTTTGGTCTAAATATACGTTTTTCCAAAATGACTCAGCTTTTGGTTCTGATTTAACAAGAACCTCGCCTTCATCTTCTGAATCCACACTTTTCTTCATTGCACCAGCAGCAGCCATTTGTTCAACTTTTGCTGTTTGTTCTTGCAAAGCAACTTCAGTTGCTGTCAGCTTTGCAGCCAACTCTTCTTTTTGAACTTCAACACTCTTGGAAACTTCTTCAATCTTAGCCGCAACATTTGCGTCAACTTCTTCTTTCAAAGATTTTGCAAAGTCAGTTAGCTTTTGATCAATTACCGCTCCAAGTGTTTCTTTAAGAACTTCAATATCCATTTCTTGATCCTCCACTTGTTCAACACTAACTTCATCTTCAATTAAAGCTTCAGTTGCGTTATCGGACTTTTCTAGCCCTGAGTCTTCATCTGGACTGTCAATAACCCAGTTAATAAATTTCTTGATTAAAGACAGCTTATCACCAGTTAATGTTTCATCCATATTAATTACCTTATCATAGTTTACATCATTAAGCAATTCTTTTCCACTTGTATTGCTATTTTCATTAATTTCTTTTTTCATATTTTTATACCTCTCTAATAGTCTTCTTCCTTTTGCTGCTAATTTAGCAGCGTCTTGCATATTCTGGGGGACTGGCTCACCCCATGCCGCTGCCGACAAAGCAAGTCTTGTCGGTCTTCCTTTTTCATCTTTCATTGGCCCAGAAGGGTTCGTGAAAAATCTAGTTAAAAAAGACCCTTTTCTACGCATTTTTTCTGGAGTGTTTGCTGGCCCCTTAACGCCTGGTTTCAAGTTAGCTCCTTCAGTTTGTTTGAAGTGCCTTCTGCCAGCCGCTGTCAACCCGCCTTTGGGGTCTTTTAATGGTTGTTTTTTTTCAATAGCAACACATTCGCATACACCATCACAGCATTTTAAAACATAATCAAGTTTGCCATCAGTGTTTATTTTAACAAGATCAATTGTTGCAAGCGCATTAGCTGGATTGTCAACAAGACTAAGCTCACCAAGCTCGTATTCTTTAATAATATTAATTGGTCGGTTATTATGAAGCTTGCCAGCCAAGATTTCTTTTTTCATAATTTTTCCACCAATTGAAAAAGCGCGAAGTGTCCCATCAAGAATTTTTTGCCAAGTAGATTCAGCACCTTTTGAGATATAAGCTTCTACTTCAATGGCATTATATTCTTTGCCATCAGCATCTTTCATCTTAACTGGTTTATAACTAATAGCTTTACCAACAGCAATTGGAGCATGCATCTCCCTAATATTACCTTGCCAATTTTTAAAAGCAATTTCCGATGCTGTAAAATCAACAACATCATTTGACTTATCAACATTATCAGCAGTAGCAATGCCAGAAACAATGCGTTGTTCTTTTTTAATTATATTAATTGGAAATGAAAAATTAAAATTATCCATATATTATATTAAAGTATATTATACTATTTAAATATATGCAAATTATGCAACCGCATATACAGCCAAAGTAACTCCGGATGTTATAATTTGAAATTTAGTATAGTCACCCTCAATTTCAACATAGCCGCCACCGCTATCTTTTGCCGGAATTACAACCTCATGCGGACCGCCATTTAGCTTGACGGTTGCTGCTGTAGTTGCGTGTGTATTGTAAAAATGAATACAGCTAGTATGCGTATTCAAAGAAACAACCCCGCCAGTACCGCTTGCGCTAGTTGCGGCTGTATTGGAAAAAACGATTCCATGTTCGTAACTCATTCAGAACCTCCTGTGGTATCTTGTACTTCGCCCCTCTCAGCCTGGTCTCCAGATTCCCTCGGATCCGAAGAGCCTTCAGGCGTATCAGAACGAGCGTTTCTTGGCTGAGAAGATATATTATTAGAATTTCCAACTGGAGCACCAGGCCCCGATTGTTCTTTCTTAACTTTTGTTGGGAACGGCAAAACTTCATCGCCATCAGATCTTTCTGGAAGTCCGAGGGTTGCTCTAACTTCATTTGGTGACAAAATTTCCGTTCTTAAATATCTATCATTAATTTTAGACTGAATGTCTTCATCAATCAAATCAATTCGTTTAAATTTAAATTCTAATAAATTAGAAAACTCAGCAATAATTCTATTTATCTTTTTTTCTATAATTATTTGATCCGGCCCAATAACTTGAGTTTTAAAAGTTTTGTCAGCATCTCTTGATACAGCCAAATTTGCATTATCATATACACCAACTTTTGGAGCAGGAACTCTGTTGGCTACCAAAATTTCATCTCTATTAGATTTACGATATTTGTCAAAAGAAGAGTCTTGAACACCGGCTTCAAGTTTTTCAAATCGTATATCGCTGTCAGAACCAATTGAAGAGGGAATAGGAATAACAAGCGTTCCGTGATTACGGCCTTTAACTTCTTTTCTAAAATAATTAATTAATTCTTGTTTTGATTTATTGCTAAGTTTTGCACCTTTAAGAACAATTGCATAACGAGGAATTGCTTTATTTTCAAAATAATCAATGTTATATTCTTTAGCAAATTTATCTCCAATAATTGCCGCCGCGGCTGAAACAGAAGATGGTATGCCGTAGTAGGTATGCTTTGGGGAATATGTTTTAAAATGAATAATTTCATTTGGGTTGTTATCTGCATTAATTGGGTCAGGGGTTTCTTTATCACCATAATTTCTAAAATATACGGCTTGAATTTTATTGCTATTAGCAATCTGCACAAAGCCATCTCTTTTTCTTCTAACACGCACAAGTGTTCCTGGAATGTGCCCTATGTACCCAATCTGACCAGAATTGTTGCGACCAATTTCCATATAACCATTACCGATTGTTAAAACATCTTGCCAAATTTTAATCATTGTTTCAAGAAATGTTTCTTCAACATTTACGTTTTCAAAAATTTCTTCTAGTTTTTCTTTTTCATCTTGAAAAGATTTTCTTGTTCTATACATTTTTTCTTCATCATCAGAAGCTCTTTCTATTTTTCTTTTTGCCCTCATGTTTTCTACAAATTCAAAACCAAGCCCAACTGTGTTCATAACTCTTGCAGCAATTGATGCATTATGAATTGCACTAGAATCATATAGACCAGCTAATGTATCTAAATCATAGGGTGGGGAAACAACATCGTAAAGCGTGTATCCATCAAGCTGCAGGGGGTCAATATATTTTGTTTTAGTTCCATCTTCTCCTTCAAATTTTTTTGAAAGACGGTTAATTTTTCTTTTCATTTTAATAGATAAACTATTAACATTAATTTTAGCAAAAGGATCTTCAGTGACTACTGCGGAATTTTCTGAAAAATAAAATAAATCTTCAATTTCATTATTAGACAATTCATCTTCAACATAGTAAGTTTTTTTATCCATATTACCTCTTTTTTAAATTATCAAAACTATCTTCAAATGGATCTGGCATTAAACCATTATTCATTCTATCAACTTGATCTTCCCTTTCTGAATGACTAACTTTTCTTGCGCCATGAATCCAGGCAACACTACCCTCTTCACTTCCAGACCAATATTTTCCAGCAGAAGCAACTTTTGCTTCAATCTCTGGGTCATTAACAAACCCTTCCGCCGATAAAGCATTACCATCAGAATCCATCAAAGCTTTTCCGTCTGGCAAAACCCAAATACATACACCCCAAGTTCTTGGCGGTATCCATATTTTTTTGTTTTTGACTATATCAAGTTCCATTTAGATACAATTATACACGATTTTTGTTAAATAGTGTACACGATTACCTCAGAAGTAATATTTTTTGGCAACTAGCGGATCGGACAAGCCCCTGTGGAGCATTCATCAAGGTCAAGCATTCCACCAGAAACAAGATGTTGTATTTCAACAGAAAAATCTAGCTTAGATATAGCTTTTTCATATTCATCTTTTGTTATTTCTTCATATGGCGGTAACAGGAAATTGTGATCAACATGAAGCAAAAACGATACAGACTTGATGTTGTTATCGTAATTCTGACTTAACCATTTTTTAATTTCTGGCAACTCTTCTTTGCGATAATACACAGTTACAGAAACCGCATTATCAGCCCAAACTGTTTGAAGTTTTTTTACCCACTCAAGCTGATCAATAGCAGACATGTTTTTTGCTAACACAGAACCTTCTGGTGATTTACAGGGGAATTCAACAACATATTTAGTATGATCTTCTCGCCCATCAATCCCAACATCCCAAACGATTTTATAACCACGTTTACGACAAGAAGATACTAGAGGGTCAACTGAACTAAACCTTACTC